TTTACAGTCCAATACATATCCTTGAGTTAAAGCACACGGCATAATATAAAATTTATAATGAAGGCAAGGGATGGAAACCACCCCTCACCTACAATGTTATTTAAACGAAGAACTTAACAATCTCATCAGGGAAAGCAAAGTTGATTCCCATTTTGAACTCAGAAACAAATCTCATTTGCATTGCCTCTTGAGCATAAAACAGTTCAAATTTTTCTTGCTCATCCAAAAGGTCTGTACCGATGTAGAAGTTAGAAATCCTTGCTGCAACGATGTCGTTTGTGCCATTCAGACCTTGAACTGCGATAACACGCACGTTTGTACCTGGGAGGAAAAACTGACCGTTTGCTGCTTCATCATACTTGTAATGGAACAAGTTAGAAGTCTTCAACTTTACTGTGTAAGTACGGAAAGTGTCCATACCACAGAAGATAGCGATATCGTCTTTGTCAACTACTTGGGCAGGGATTGCCTTGTAGATTGAATCAAAGATGCTAACTACATTTGCATCAGTGATTGAAGTCTCAACAGAACCATGATATGCTACACTGTTTGCATTTACAACAGATGCACCTGCAGAAGTAATCAAAGAAAGCAAACCTGTAAACTTATTCAAGTTTACGTCAACGCTTCCTGTATCACCTTGCCACAATGCTTTCTCAAGTTGTGAAGCAATTTTCTCTGCTTTACGATTTGTGTACTCTTCAGCAAAAACCATTGAATCATACATAGAACCAGCAGGGAGTGCTTTCTGCAAATACTTTGCTTCCAGGTCTTTCAAGCACAATGCTTCGTTTACCTTAATCTTTCCAACTGTTACTGCTCTCTGTGTGAAAGAAGTCAGTCCAGATGCGTTAAATCCGCAAGATGAACCATCTTGGAATACTGCGTCAGTTTCCATGATGTTAATTGTTTCACTGGATTTTACTCCAACTAAAACTGTCCCTGCTTCCTTAATCAAAGTTGCAGTTTTGCTGCCAAGTACAGAAGATACAACGAGAAGTTTCTCGTTCTCTTTTGTATAGTTTGCCAATGTTCCTACACTAAAACTCATTTTATTTTATTTTTATTGTTTGAGAAATTTTTACTTAATTGATTTTGCGAAATCAAGGAAACGACTTAGTTTATCTTCCTTTTTTTCAACGTGCACGTTAAACTTGTCTTTTGGTTGCTCGGTAGCGTTTGCAGATGGTGTGTTCAAAAGTTGAACCAAAACATCAGAAATGTCACTCATACCCTTGCTAAACTTTGCTTCTTGAGAGGCAAGTTTGGCATCGTATGCCATCTTAATCTCATCAAGTTGCTTCTGCATTTCTTCAATCTTCTTCTTCATCATGTCCTTGTCCTCATAATGCTTGTTTGTGTCAATCTCAACCTCAGGAACTTCAGGAAGTTCTACATTAGGTACTTTGATTTCTACAATAGCAGATGCTTCATCAAGAAGAATAACAGAACCATCAATGAGTTCATGTTCACCAGCAGGAGCAGGAACTTCGTTGCCACCCTCATCTACCAGTGTAACCTTACCACCGACTTCTAATTTATCAATCATAACCTTAGCACCACTCTTCAGCGTATATTCCGCAAAAGATTGGAGAGGTTCAGCAGAAGGCATAGGCATTTCACCCGCCTCAGCGAACATTTGTTTAATCTTGTTAATTGCTTCCAAAGTTGTCATAATAACTTTTGGTAATAAATAGGAGGCATTTCCCAATGTACCATATAAGAAAAAAGGCAAGGTATAGAAATACCCTGCCTACCAAACGCTATGAAAAAATGCTACTTAACCTTAGATAGCACTTCAAGGACATTTTCCCAAAGTTGCTCTATCTTTTTGTCTCCTGTTTTCCTGTAATTAAACTGCCCCTCTACGGAGAATCCCCTTACATTTCCTGCCTTAATCTCTGCCCATACTTCGGGATTATCTACCTTGAACGAACCAAACCAAGACCCATCAGGTACATCTTCAAAACCTTTCATCGGTTGAATTCCCCTAACTTTATCGCTGATAAATGATTCAAACATTGTTACACCTTCAACGGACTGACCCGAATCGTGCATAAGGTTTACGTTTGCTTGATACCCCTTTTTAAAGTAACGTTGTGCAATCTTTTTTATCGTTTCTTTGGTAAATACCACATAATATTCCCCGTTGTGGTCATTGCGGTAGATAGGGGTATCTGCCAACATTAATGGACCGCTTATGATTTGTTGGTCCTCATCTTGGATGACAAACTTTTGTTTATCTATTTCTTTTAGTTTGTTACTTGCCCACTCAATCATAGAAGTACCGCCCCAAGCATCCCACATAAGACCTCCGCACCCTTCAGAATATGGTACATCTTTATTCTGCTGATGCCTCTTAAATCCGCTAATCCTTGCGATGGTTTCCCTTGTTAAAGGTTCACCCTTTGCGATTTGGTTAGCACGAATCTTGCCAGTTGCTTCACCGCAATCTCCCCATCCGTTTTTCTCTGCCCAATCCAATGCTCTTTGTGCGTTATTCTTTGCACTTTCGGGATAGTCGGTGTAAGATTCCGCAAATTCATCTTCTGCGAATGCAAGAAACTGCCTTTCAATCGCTGGTCGGTCTACCAAACTGACCACATCCACCTCAACATCATCTTCAAGGTCGTTGGTTATTTCTAAGTTGAAAATCGGTATATTCTTTTCCATTTTTGTATTTTTTATAAACTATTGTTATCCAAGTCGTGCTGCTCGGTTTATTCTTATTATTTTTTCCTGTTGGTTAGTGATATCGGATTCCACAACGTATGCTCTACCTGTTGCAGACCCCATTTGATTGATTGATTGTTGACTTAACGAAGTTACTGTGTTTTGAATTGGTGCAGATGGTGAAATTGGGGCAGATGCCATTGACATTGAAGGTGCTCCTGCCTCCGCAACATTTCCCGTACCTTTTGCAGATGGTACTTTGGTACTGATAATCTTTTTAACGTTTACAAATCCTGCTGCGATAGTCGCTGCTGCTGCCACAGGTCCAAAGATTCCACCTTGTGCAATTGCTTTAGATGCACCTTGATAAGTGTTAATGATTGCTTGTGTAACCGCTATTGCCTTACCTGCTGCACTATTTTGGTCCACAAGTCCACCGATAATTGAAAGAGATTGGGAAGCAAGACCTAACTGAGCATCAAACTTCTCTTGGTCCAACTTTTTTTCATAGTCGGTCAATGTTTTTTTAGCATCCGCTTGTTCTGTTGCACTTACAACAATTGCATTTGTTACACCTTTTGCAACAACCTGCGTTTGAATAAGTGCATCTTTTCCTGCTGCCGTTACTCCTAAAATCTCTGTTTTTGTTAGGTTTGCAGCAAGTTCTTTATCTCTGCGAATTAACTCTTCGCCTTCTTCCCTTTCCTTTCTCGCCTTGTCTCTTTCCGCTTGTTTTGCTGCTGCATCTTTTGCTGCCTGTGCATTTCTATCTGCTATCCTTTTTTGCTCGGTAGCATCAAGGACCGCACTTTCAACCTTTAATTCCCTAAACCTTTTCGCCTCTTCTTCGGTAAGTTTGCCAGTTAGTTTCAACCTTTCACGAAGTGCGTTGGTTTCATTGGCATTTGCTTCCTTTTGCAGTGCGTAAATCTCCTTTTCTTTACCACCTTGTGCGGTCAACAATTTTACCCTTGCCTCAATATTCTCATTTGCTTTTGCATTGGTCTTGCTTAACTTTTCAAGCACCCTATCCGCTTCCGATGTTATGCCAACAAAATCGGTAAACTTTGTAACAAGGTTTCCAACAAAGTCCGCAAGTTTTCCAAGACCAGGGATAAAGTTTAAGACTACTTTTTTAACTGTCTCAAAGTTGGCAATCAACAAACCTACACCTACAACCAATGCACCTATGCCAGTTGATATAATAGCACTCCTAAGCGTTCCGAATGCCTTAGACACTCCGCTACCAATAACCGCACCCAATTGCTTGAATGAATCTATGCTTTCGCCTACCGCCTGTAAACCTTGCGATAATGCCATTGCAGATTGAACCTTTAGCAAGGTTTTCTCTACTGCTTCTGTTTGCTTTCCGAACAAACCGACCGCACCTTGCAATGCAGCGAATCCACCTGCCACACCCGACAAAGATGCCGTTAATGCTTTGAATTTTGCATCAGGATTGAATGCATCCGTTAATGCTTTAGCATCACCGATGGCATCCTTTAACTCTGCTGCCCTTTTTGCTGCATTGATTGCCTCTTTAGATGTTGCACCGAACTTCTCAGACAATGCCGTGACATCATTCTGTGCTTCTCTTAATTGTTGTTTAAGTGAACCAACCGATTTTCCTACATCCCCAGCATCAACTTTGACCTTGACACCAATTATTTCTTCTGCCATATTAAACGTATGTTAATTCAATTACTTTAAGTAGTTCCACCTTTGTAACATTAAAGTCCATAGGGTTGTAATCCAAGACCTTATTCAATCTCCAAAGTGAACCATCAATAAAAATTAGTTTACTAAAATCAAGGTTATAAATGTCAATCTCATTCAATTTCACCGAGCAAGTCAATAACTTACTATCCTTGTCTGTTATCTCTGCAATGTATTCGGACCAATACCCGTTGAACAAGTTTGCTGCCGTATAGGATGAAGTAGTAAAAAACAATTCCTTTGGTGAACCCCAACTAATATCATCCGTTGGATTAATCGGGTCGTTAACGTGTCCAGCATACCCATAAGCGGTGTATGATGCCAAAGTGGTTGCCCCGTTCTTGATTGCCCAAGTTGTTCTACCAGTTACCTTCTTTGCTTGGAGAATCCGTATAACCGAATCCATCTTATCTTCCGAAGCGTTGGCATTTGACTTTTTGTAAATGGTAGAATAAATCTTATCCGTTCCCGTGTATTGAGTTAGCACTGTCGCTGCAAATATCAACTCGGTTGAATCCACTTCCTTTACAAACTCATTCTCGCTATCGTAGATAAAATCTCCATACCCTTCATTATACTTCTTGCGATAGTTTTCCGCATAAAAGTCATTGTCTTGTTTGTACTTATAATCGTAATAACGTGCAGTAAACTCGGACATCGGTTTCAATCTCAACACGCTTCCCCTATCTACTTTGTTTGTCCAATCAATCTGACTGCCATCGTAAAAGTCAATGAAAGGTTTTATGATAAGTTTTTTCTCAACCAACTTGTCCTCATAAACGTAAAGATTGAACATTTTTACAATGGATGCAAAGAAATCCTTTTGGAAGATTCCTTTCGGTATTGTGTCGTTTATGACAATGCTTTCCCCGTAGTTTACAGTAGTTTGTGTTGGGTTATCCGATATGATATTAAAGTACCCTTGCTCAATATCTAAATCCGAAAAGTTGCCTATCAAGTCAACATCCAAAGTATCGGTGTTTACAAGAGTAATAGATGCAACGTTTAGGATTGCATTAAAATTGTAACCGCTTCCAGGTAGTGTGTAGGTAACAATTGAAATAGGTGTTCCGTTCTTTCTTAATTGAACAGTAAAGTCGCTTGAAGGACTTATTGCATTTAAAATACCCGAAACATTTAAAATAATACTACCTGCAAATGCAGTTCCCGAATTGTAAGTAAAATCACTACCGCTTCCCGTTACTGTAAAGTTTCCAGCGTTTGAGACATCAAACTCAACATTTCCTGCTGCCGAGGTATAGTTTTTAGTTTTAGCGGTTGCGACTAATGCATCAGAAGTGTTTTTTGTAATCCCTTTTTGATTGTTAGGTATCACCAATCTTTGCATCAATGCCGTACTCAATAACGGGAAATCCCAAGTGTAACCCGAATCACTTATAATGTTTTCAAGGTATTCCTTGACATAAAGAGCAGGTCTGAAGGCATCAAAAGAAAAGTCAACCTTATTGGTTGATTCATTGCCGTAATCAATCAAAGGGTAGTAAACACCGCTTCCGCTAATGTTATCCCAACTGTTTGCTATGTTGGTTACGTTCCAAGTTTGGTCCGCTATCCCAAAGTCAATGTCCTCTAATTTCTTATTTCCAAGTGCATTGATAAAACCGCCTAACTCACCAAAGACCGCAACCTCATATTCAATATGTTTACCATCAATGATGATTTCAAGCAATCGTAAAACACCCTTAAAGATTTGTATTTTATCTACCAAGATGATGCAAGGAACTGACTTGGTAGCGTTGAAGTTGTAACCCACGTTGGGGATTGCGGGATTGTATAGATTGGAGTTTCCGAACTCGAATATGTTACCAAATAACTTATTGTTATTATCATTCCCTGGGAGTATTATGGTTTTACTAAATGAGGTGTTCCTTGTCGCAAAGTCTTGGATTTCATCTATTGCATAGGTGAACTCTGCTGATATTTCCGCAGTTAAATCAAGTTTGTAATTATCAATGTAAACCTCTGTCCTCATCGGAATTGACTATATTTTTTATTGGCAATCTGCACATCAAGTTCAAGATTGAACATCTTGTCCGCAATCCTTTTCTTCTCCTCCCAATTGCTTGTCATTGTAACAACGGGGTAGTAATAACCACCTTGTTCAAAATAAACTTCGGGTGATTGTACCAACTCCCTTAACCAATTGTAGTCAGTTACGTTTAAGTAATTACTTCTCAGTTTGTACATTGTTGTATGCTCAACCACGAACTTAGTTGCCCCAGGGTTTATTCTGTTATAGTCATCATATGTCCGCATAGCGGTTGCAGATGAATTGTACCTCCATTTATTTCCCTCGTATTGCTTTGATTCAACGTTCCTTGATTCTTTGTTCACTAACCTAAAATGCATCGTATCGTAACCGCCTAATTGATTTAGGAAGTGCAATGCGATTGGTGTGTAGTTAGGATTGCATACCAATTTAACCTTTACCTCATCACCAAATCCTGTTCCATTGTGCAATTTTATGCCGTATGAGTAAGCAGATTGTGGGATTACTGTTGATTCATACCAGTCATTTATTGCAGTTGGTGATATGTCAAGTAAACTGAAGGTCTCTTGGTTATCCGTTGCCGTTGTTACCGCACTTCCACTCGGTGTGCCATTCTCGTTATACAATTGAACCGATGGGTAAATGTTTGTAGTTACCCCACTTGCAGACATATAACCAATATGCAACTTGTCAGTAAACGCACATTCAACATTGCTCAAATCCCTATTGGTCAACCATTTATTGATATATGACTTGTAATAGGTAGGAGATTGAGCAGGATTGTAAAAGTCAGGATAGTAGAAATTGAACGCTACATAGGTCTGCTCAAGCAGATTAGTGTAGGTAGTTCCTCCGTACTCTTCGCCATATTTAATGGTATATTCTTTATAAATATTATCGTTTGAGGCACTGAATAAAGTAGTAGCAGGATTTGGGATAAAATTAGATTGAGCATAATTCCTCATTATATTCCCTGCGTTGAATATCCCCTTTGTGCTTGTCACATCAGGAAACTGCTTTATCCTTGCCACTAAGGTTGCATCCACATAGACATCAAAGACATACTTAAAATTGGTTGATGCCTTATTTGTGCTATCCACCACGAACCAAAGGTCATCGTGAAGGGATGCGTATTGTTCGGGTATGCTATTAACTGTTATTGCCATAATTACTTATTCTCTTCATTAATTAGCGTAACTGCTTGTTTTATGTACAACCTAACATCTCCACCCAATGCTTCTGCCATTTTGTTATAAAATTGCTCATTAAATACTTGGTCAATGGCATCATCAAAGAATCCCGTTCTCGGTAATCCCCTTTGCTTTATCTTCCTTGCTATGAGGTAGGCAGTGGTCCTGCCAGTGTTTAATTCGGAAACTGACTTCCTTTTCCTTTGCAGACCTGATAAGTTGTACTTTTGGTCTTCCCTTCTTGCTAACTTTGAGTTTCTCTTTACCCACTTTTGGATAGCGGTAACCATCGGACCATTGATGGAAGGGTATGCAGACCTAAACCGATATGGTGAATTAGGTGTTCCTGTATTGAAACCTTTTACACCTTTATTTACAAAGTCATAGTATTTTGATGATTCAGAACTCTTTAGGTATCCAATGTCAATTAGGTAAGAACCGTTTGCCTTTATGATATCTCCTTGCTGAATTTCTTCTTCAAGTCTGCCCGTGTCGGTCTTATTCGCACTAATTAAGTTCTTCTGTACTTGTATTATGAACTTAGCAGCGTAGGCAATCATGGTCTTTTCCACGAAAGGAAGTTCACCCAAGGAGGCATAATCCGACTTTTTACTTGCCTCGGATGCTATGGCAGCATCATCAATTATAACTTCAACATCAACCTTTGGCATAACTTTTCCGTATTAATTCGTTATCGTGTTCCATCTTCGCTTTCAAGTATGCAAGGTCATTGAGAAAGTTTATGACAGGTAAATTAAATGCTTGGTCAAGTGTGATTCCTTCAAAGTCGGCAACCAGTTTGGTTTGGTAAATCCATCCATAATGTTGCATAAAACCTGATGCACTTCTTCCGCTTTCATCTTCTCCACTGCCTGCTCCATCATCTGTCGGACCATATAATCCTTTGAATTCTTTATCCAAAGTCTGAATACTTGATAAAAAAAAACAACCGAACCAAGAACGGATTGGATAGGTGCTTCAAGCATATCTTGTGCATAGTCGCTATGCTTACCTGCATCGTAAATGTCATCCTTCCACCCAAACCACCCCCTCTTTTGGGGTATGACCATACACGCCATAATCTTGTGTAGATTACCCATCACATCACTGCTGAAGTGCTTAGATTCAATATACCTTGATGCAGGTATATTCCGCACATCGTAAACGCATTTATACCTCCTTCCGTTGATTGTTATAACCTTAACCGCTTCGGGTTTAATGTCCTCATTTATAAAAGCAATGGATTCAAGTAGTGGTCCAAGTTCTTTAACGGGTAAACTATCAATCTGATTCTCGGTTTGGTTTGTCAGTATTGATGCAACCTTTACAGATATATCAAGGTCAGTCAAGTCCTTACTATTGGCATAAAGTTCATTAATCTGCTGGTATTGGAATACTGTTACGTTGGACCAATTCATAATGTTAAATAGTTTAAATGTGAGTAAGTGTTCAACTATTCAGATAGTCAATAGTTGTCTTCTGTGATGCCCACTTAGACTTCAGAGCATCAACCTTTTGTTGCACCTTCTTATCTTTCTTGGTTAGTCTATACGACTTCCCATTACTTGCCTTGTAGTTATTCTTAGTAACCTTACCCATAATGCTTTAGATTTTGGAGTTATCGTGATAGGTTAAAGCATAGTTAGTCCTAATCAGGTTTTAACCATCCTTTGCCCTACCACAAGCGTATGCTTTGAGTTTTCTCGCCACCGCTTAAGGTTAGGTGATACTTAACTGATTAATCACCCGTTACAATCACTTTTTAGGTTTCAGTACCTAAGATGGAAGGGTTTTGTAATTCGCACTCCCTTGGCAATCTCCATCATCCCATTCTGTTGCCTTAAACCTTTTGACCGAACCGAGATTAAAAACGCATAAGTCAAAGGTGACAATCACGAAGGTAGGTAAAAAAAAGAACCCACACCGATTGCAGCAGTATGGGTTTGAAAAGAGAACTCTTTTAAGAGGTCAATAATCAGACCCGAATAAATACTGCAATTATCTAATCGGATTGACTATGCGAAAATACTAATTATTTTAGATAACTAACTTTTTTAGTAAATTATTTTTAGGCAAAGGAATACCTCCCACTTCCCACATTCTTTTGAAGGTGCATCCATGCAAGTGCAAGTGAACAAACGGCATCATCTGTAAATCCTTGAGGTGCTGAATACTTTACCCCGAATGAGGTGTATTGGTACTCAAATATCTCTAATTCATCCACAATAGGACCTGGGGGGAACGTAATCTTCCTTTGATGAATGGCGGAGGCAAGACCCTCCATAAGCATTTGCTTTGAGGTAGAACTGAACTTATACCCTTGCACATCTAATCCCTCCCTTTGCATATCCTCAAAGATTGGGTCGCCTACCCCAGTAGAATCCATCAGGATTGGTGCTTTAGGTAGATTGACAATGTACTCCTTAGTTTGCCTCCAATCCCTTTGGAAACGTTCATAATGGCATACAGACCCATTCTTATCAAGTCCTATAACAACAGTCCAGTCAACCGCTTTTGCAAGGTCTATTCCGTAAGAGGCGACAGGATTGGTAGACATTGGGAAGATGCACTGCCGAATATAAGCAGACCCAAAAGGATTGGCAGCATTCTCGGCAGGGTTTGCCATGTACTCCTGCTCAAAGACTACCTCGGGTAGTTGCATCCTTGCACTATCAACTTCTGACTTATCTATGTACGGATTGTCATAAGTGCTGAACTTAAACGATTGCCAATCTTCCTCACCTCCGTTCCCTTTCATAAAAAGCGAATAAAAGTAGTTCTTCCCCTTTGGGGTAGATAAGAACAATGCCTTGCCCTTGTAATCGGTAAGGGTAGGTCTAATTGAGTTTAACCAACCATCTTCAAGATTAGGGATGAAAGATGCCTCATCAATGATGCAAAGGTGAAACTTCAAACCTCGGAGATTATCCAACCTTTCACCCGTGAAGAATCGGATTGTTCCACCAGTGATAAAGGTAATCACCAAGTCTGCCTCATTCTTTTTATAGATTTCAAGAGGTAGCATTTCAATCAACTCTTGAAAGAATATTTTACCGAGTTGGTAGGTTGGTGTTATGTATGCAACCCTCTTGCCCTCAATACCGCTTTCTAAGGCGATTGTCTGACTGATTAAGGACTTTCCAAACCTTCGCCCTGCCATCATCACAATAAACCTTTTATCGCAATCTATGACCTTTCTTTGGGCATCGTGTGGGTTATGTAGTTTTACATTAACGGTCACGGGTGATTTTTATTTCAGAAACCTCATGCTTGTTCTCGGTCTTTTCAACCAGGTTGTTCAATCTTGCTACCAAGTTTGGTGCTTTGTACCTGCCCGTAAGCGTTCCCTCTATTTGGTCCTCCTCCCATTCCCTTCTCATACACGTAACGACACCCAAATAGGAATCGTATGCACCCTTATAATTGTCAATATATTGATGAACATTGAATCCATAATTCCTAAAAACAAAACTCTCAAACCCTACTTTTTGGTATGGTTTCTTAACCCTTATAACTTGCACACCTTTTCCAGTTGCTATCTCTTGGACATCAGGGTTATTGTCAATGTGTTCTTTATACTCATCCCATATCTTCAGCAAACTTTCGGGAGTATCTATATATTTTTTCTTAATTGGCGGTTTACTCTTTGCCATTTTATTTCAATTTTGTAAGTACCCTATTGTGTACTAAGTTAAGTTCATGCTTCCATTGTTCGGTTTGCCCTTCTTTTGGTAAATATTGGTCTACTGCGTTTGATACGGATTGAATCCCTGCGAAGTAACCCCAAGGCATTGGGATTGCATTGTTGCAGTCATCAATTACCAGTGTTCCACCTACCTTTAGGATTGGCAAATAGTTCTTGAGGTCTGCCATTACCACTTCATAGGTATGCCCTCCATCTATGTAAAGAACATCGGGTGGATTCTGTGATGCCAATTGAACTGCATTTGGGTTGGTTGAATCTAAACGTATAAGTTCATAATCTTCAGCAATTTTAAACGTGCTATGCAGTTTTATGATGTCTTTTTCGTAGTCACTCTCCCAATGCCCATCGGATGTGTCAAGAGGTGTTATTCCGATTCGCCTAACCTTTTTGCCATGCCTATCCGCTAATATCCGTATAAGTCCGAGAATCTGACCTCTAAAGACCCCAATCTCCATAAAGGTAAACTCTTGGGGCATCCTTGCGACAATATCATTCCACATCCAAATAAAACACCTTTCCCCGAATCCGAATGCGTTTGCTTCAATCCAATCCCGGTATGCTTTGAGTTCTTGGTCCGCATTTACCTTGTCGGTGTACTCCTTAACTATCCATTCCATCATAGTTGGTAAAATTTAGTCATATCGGTTTTTCCGTTCCCGTGAATAAACATAGGAAAGGTATGTGTTTTATTGTTGTAAAGTCTGTTATAAGTTAGGGTGAAGTCACCTTCAACCTCAAACGCTACGGATTGGAATATGTTGCAGTAATCAAGTCCTATCTTGTCGGGCATTGCAAGGAAGCGGTCCGTGTACCAACGCTGGTCGTCATCCTCAAACCTTGGAGGATTGCTATGGTATATATCAAGGAAGTCCTTTTTGTTTCCGTATATCTGCCCACTATTTAGGAACTTCCATTCGTGATTGACTACTGGGAACTTGCCCATGTTGTGTATGTCGGGATAGCATCCTTTCTCCGAACTTATAATTAAACCGCTTTGTACTCTGTGTTTATAGTTAAACTCATCGGGATTGGATATGCAATAATTATCGTATGCATCAAGGTAGATGAACTCATCCGTATCTGTTGCACATAGGTACTCATAAAGTCCTATAATCTTAGTGCCAAACCCTTTCCATTCCCTTACGATTGGATGATATGCCCACCCGTGTTGTTTTAAGGATTGTTCCAACTTCAACCAACCTGCGTGATTCGGATTGTCAAGTGATACGATTACTTTCATTGGAAAGGATTATAGTAGATTGGTCTTGTGCCGTGATAATATTCATGGGTCATCTTGATTACCTCTTGCGTTACTTCCGCACTATGCTTCTCCTTCCACGTTTGGTATTCTGTTTCCCCTTTGTCTATGTGTTCAATCTCAATGTGAGGCAAAAACACATTCCACATCCCTGCAACTGTTGACCTATGAGATGCAAGAACATCATCGTACCCATAGAGGTTAGGTTGGCAAAGATACCCTATTTTGTCAAGCAAAGCGGATGAGTACATTTGGCAAGTACCGATAATGTGATGGCACTTCTCAACTATAATCCAACGCTGACCTGCTAAGTGTGGTAGCATAATCAATTCGCTTCTCCAATCAGGTAA